TGTCAAACAATTTAGTTCCAACACACATCTTCATAGTAGTTGCGTGGCGAAGTTTAAAGATAGTGTTTATGCTTCGGGTGGTGCTTTGTCATCTTTCAAAAGATTTTTAGAGTACACACCTAAGAGAGGGTCAGGAGTTGTTTTAAAACCACCGACTATTGGTGAACTATCTTGTGCCATGTACTGGTGTGGCGTGCCTAAAACCCGGCTAGAAGATATAGGAGTCAGAAGTATTAATGCTAGTGATAACTCTATCAAGATTGTCAAGAACTCTGCTGCTGGTTATCCAACACTGGGTAGACAAGACAATGTTAATATAGTTAGTATTCATCAGCAAAAAGCACTTGATGTCTTATATAGATTGGCTGTGGTTGAGGACTATGAGGATGCTAAAATAGTGTTAAGTAAAATGAGAGATGAAGAACCACATTGGTGGCTTATTCAAGGCAAAACGAAAGGAGACGTTTACAAAATAGAAAAGGTTAAAAACGACACAATGCGGATGTATAACGTATACCCTGCATGGATCAGATACATTCTACAATCGGTTATACAACCATTGGAGGAAAAGTGTCTTAATATCATCACTGGTGATAGTGATATTGAACATCACATTGCTCGAGTTGGTAGTAAAGTATCATTCTCGAAGAATGGTGCAATGGAATTCATTTGTAAAATGGACTCTCATTTGGCAAAGTATGGTTACGCTGTTAGTAATAACGGTGATGATTCTTATTTGGCACTACGCTTCTCTAGTAAAAATCATGTAGATGGTCTTTTGGTCTGCATGTCGTTAGATATGACCAGTTTTGATATGACTCAACATCATATTATGACTGACCCGATAAACCGTAAAATTTTTGAAAGGCTGGAGTATATTAATCTGGCTGCGGCGTATTTCTATCGTTTCGTCAAAACCGAATATAGACTGTTTTGCCCAGCATCAATTGGTACCATCAAAATAAGAAATGGTGGTCCCAGTGGTGTTCCTGGTCAAACATTGGTCAATTCGGCTTTGATGTCAATCTTTCTGCAAAGAATAATTAGTAAATGGAAGCAGAATGTCTGCGATGAGTGGGGTACCAATTACGAAAGTGAAATTAGAAACGTGATTAATACATGGATAAATGATGTTATGACATCTATGGGTCTTCAGGCTAGAATTGAGGAATTTGTTGTCACTAATTACAGTGATCAATACTCAGTTATGCATGAAGGTCAGACCGAT